GAAGCGGAGCTGGAACCACCTCGAAGCGCTCGAAGTCAACATACCATGGAGCGATGCAGCCAACAGCTCAAGTGAGTGAATTGCAGTTCCATCGAAAACCAAGCTATGTCGTTTATCGCCAGGCGATCTTTCTTTAGTGATGTCCGCTTTTCTTGGCAAACAATAATCTGAAACCTGCTGCCAATGATTTTCCCAGTTTCTTCTCTTCTCAATAAGTTTTGATAAATTATTTTGTAACTCTTTCGAGAGATCTCTTAATTCTTGTGATTGCATTAATTATCCCAGTAAAGTTTTTGTGCCTAACGTAATATCTTCGTCAACGCCTTTTGTTGAAGTAAGAATAGTCGCTCTTCTTCCTCTTCGATTGGTTGCTAATCTTTTCTTTGTAAGATCATCAACTTCAGCTGTGGTAGGTCCTTTAGGTTCCTGGCGCACCGCCTGTTGTTGAACCTGTTGCACTTGTGGTGGCTCGTAACCTGTAACTTTTTGTGTTACTGTTTCTACAAATCCTCCCATATTAACCTCCTAATAAACTTTTTTTGTTTAACTCTGCATCGGTTGTTAAACCTGTGCCGCCAGTTAAAATAGTTGAACGTCTGCCTTTTCTAAGAACTTCGGCTGATCTTAATTTTTCAAGTTCAGCTTTTTCTCTTTCTTTATCTTCATACGATGGCACATCTTCAGCTTTGGGTAACTCTAGCTGTGGAGGTGCAGGCATCGCTGGCATTTTTGGCATTAAAAAACTCATAATATATTGTACCTATTGTCTGCTATTGCTTGTTTGTGTTTGTTAATTATTTTTTCTTCATTAAATCCAGTTGCTAAAACTCTCATGGCATCGCAAGCGTGGCTTGAAAAATCATGAACTGGCTTCAACTTAAAAATCCTCTCCTTATCACTAAATTTTCTGTGATAATGTCTGAGAGCTGTTATTAATTTAGAACAGTTATCCGTATCGATATAACATCGAGGCAGCAACATTTTAACACTATGAATACCATCCTCGATTTTTACTCTTGGAGCTATTCTAAAATTTATCTTCATTTGGTAAGCGACTTCTCTTAAACTCTTACCGCTTGCAAAATCAGTCTGATCCAGATCGTGAGGACCTAGATGCTTGTCATAAACATAATCTTTTTCTTTTAAAATCTGAGCATAATGAGGAAAAGCAAAATTTCGATCTTCCACATAATCAATAATATTGATTGCATGTCCTACATTCTGAAAAAAGATAATGGCTGTAGAATCTGAAAAACCTATATCCCAGGCTGTTGAAACTGGAAAACCTGGATCATGAGGAACTCGACCTAACTGTTTTTTGTCATCCAAGGTAGAAATAATATCACCATAAATTGAGCCTTTATGCTGTCCAACAAAGCTGCACATGAACTCTTGATTATACTTTTCGTTTCCCATGACAGCTCTTGCAGCCGCCAATTCATCGTCATCAATAATCTTAGTGTCCGAAACTTTTGCTCGATATAAAAACCACTTAGGATCGGCTTGAGCTTTCTGATAATAATCATAAAACAGGTTATTCATGCCTTTTGGTGTTGAAACCAGAATTAACTTGCCACGCCTGTCAGACAAGGCTGGCATGATTACTTCATCAATCAAATTTTGATTGCAGCTAGCCGCCTCATCGATTACGCAAGCATCAAGTCCTATTCCACGAATACTATCTGGATTTTCGCTGGATAATAAACTTATCCTGGCTCCATTGATTAAATCACATCTTAATTCAGTTTCGTTATACTTTGTTCCAGGAATTTTCTCGGTATAAAACTTTAAATAATCCCAGGCAATCTTCTTAGCTTGAGAATAGGTCGGAGCAATGTAGGCATACCTTGGTGCATGATTTTTATTAGTCATCGCACTTCTAATCAGATGATTAATGCACATAACCGTTTTGCCAAACCTTCGATGACAGCAAAGCAAAGAATAACGGAATCGATCCAGATTATTATGTAAATAGGATTGCTGTTTCCTGGGTTTATAAGGAATTACAACTTTCATATCCAATCAATCGTAGGCAAACCATCATAGCTCATATCATAAATAAACCAAGCAAAAGCCATTAGACCACCTTTGGTATCATTTTTTTTAAAACCTAATCTTCTTGAAAAAACTAAAACTCTTTTTAATTTTCTTTGATTAAATAAAACACTTGATCTCTTTTTACCTTCAAGAAAAGATAATTTACAAAGTAAAGCTAATTTATATCTAACCGACTTTAATCCATATAAGGTAAATTCTGTTGCTAAATTAAATGGTGGATTAGTAATAATATTATCAAATATTAAATCGGTTTTTAAAAAATCTTTAACTTCTCCATAACCTCTGTCTATCAAATCAGAGGAATAAACTTCATAACCAGTCTTTATCAAACTTTCTGAAATAGCACCTTTACCACAGGAAGGTTCCCAAATCTTACCTTTAAACTTTTCGTAATTAGTTAAAGACTCAACTGCGTCTATTGGTGTTTCGTAAAAATCATTTGCAAATCGATCTTTATTTTTATTATGACCGATATAAGATAAGGTTGTAGATCTCACTAATGAATAGTCGGCGATTCTGTAAAATGCGAATATCGCATCCTGATTCTTGAAAAAACAAAATCTGCAAATTCCTTTAAATCATCTTGATCTTCAAATCCTGAAAAATTTATAACGAGTTCGTTTCCATAAGTCGTAAAGCTTAACGCCGATACGTTTTTAAACTTATCTTTTAAATATTTTTTCGCTTCTATATCCGTAACCTTCATTTCTATTTTTCCATCTTTTTTGCCAGGACCAAGTTCCTATCTTGGAGCTAATGCTTTCGATATGTTTAAGAATAAAATCTATAAATACGTTCATGTGTTTGTGTGTGGTTGATCGGTATATAATGTTATAAGTCTCGGCGGTCTATTTTCGGTGTATGGTCCTACTTAAAAAACACTTTTTTTTTCGCTGTACTTTTAGAAAAGATATTTAAACCGTTGCTCTAACCAGGAAACACTTTATTAATTTAACAAATGGTTCAAGATCTGGTTCAAAGATAGCCAGGATCCATCGATATATATAAAGAACGAACCTCATGACGAAGTTACGATCATTTTAATATGTCTCTTCTACCGAACTATTTAACCAATTCCTTTTCCAGCTCTTTATAGTTTTTATCTGGATTAGCCTTAGCCAGTTCATTAATAGAACTATTCGTAACATTATGAATAGAACTCTCATTCTCAAAAGTCTTGTCTTGATCTGGAACATTCCAGGTTATTGAAATGTTTGTATCTTGCTTGATCTCTTGCTTATCTCCATAGATCGATAAAAGCTTAGAGGCGAGCCATCTGTAGTGCTGCAATTTTAAATTAACGATGTAAGCATCTTTATGGCTGCAATTCTCTAGCTCCTCCACCATCTTATCAAGATAGGTTTGAGCGCCTATTCGGCGAGCTGTAATGATTTTATCAGCAAAGTCTTTATCTGTTTGAATCCAGTTATAAATTTTAGATAAGCTTGGTATTCCTTCTTGTCTGGCAATGGAAGTTAGTGGTTTACCATGCATTAACTGGTTTATTATTGAACTCGACAGCTCTGTAGTGAGCGGCAATTTTTTCATAATTTATGTTTTTAAGATTTTTTAAACTTCTTAATTTTCCTTGGATAGACTTGGGACCTCTGGACCAGCCGCCATGAATACGACATCTTATCTTGCCATTTTTACAAAGTATTCCTTTGCCTCGACATGGTCTTTTACCTTGTTTGGTAAGAGTCTGGCATTTCAGCCTGGGTCTGTATTGATTGAAGTACACTAATACTAATCTGTTCTGAAAAAATAAAAAAAGAGAAAAAAAAAATAATTGATACAGCTATTCTTAAACGGATTGAATCAAAACAGCTACTTGTTTAATTATACAGCTGCTCGCTTATTTGTCTAGTCTCTAAGATTTTCTTATGTGATATTTTTATAAATTTATTTGGAGTATATTAAATTCGATAGTAAATCCTGTCTAACTTGTCAAATGATATATTTTTCTTAACTTTTTGTGCTAACAGTTCTAAGATCCTCTCATACTTATTCTTTAGAGTTGTACGATGAAATCCAAAATGTTTTGCAAGCTTAGTCCATTTGTAATGTGAAGCTCTTAACCAAAGTAATCTTCTGGCTAATATCGGATCCTCAGATATATCTTCTTTAATCATTAGCAACAGGTCAATCACAAATTCATAGCGAGTAATCTGCCTCGGTGTAGCACGAAGTTTTAAATTCTTAATGTAAAAACCAAAATCTTCCTGATCATAACTGGTTTCAATTAAATCATACATGGAAGGACAGCTACGATTATTTGGTTTAGATAAAAATCTTTCACAATAGACAGCATCCTCCAGGAGTCTGACTATTTGATATTCAAAATTAATTTGATTTATTATGCCTTGAATCTGTACGGCGCTCTTGTTCATTTTTAAAAACCCATGGATATTGGAATTGACTTGAATGTAATTTATTGAACTGTTCATCATTTAAGGTTCTAAGCTTGTCATCCAGTTGAGATTGATCCAGGTTTGGATAAAGATATAGTTTTACAATCTTATTATCCTGGTTCTGTTTTAAATAAGAACTCAAATTCTTCCAGCCTGCAGCTGCTGAATGTTTGCGAAAACCTATCGAGTCCAGAAATTTCTTATGTCTTGGCATGTCAAAGATTAAATAATGTGGACCATCCTCTATGGTAATAAGCGGAGATCCATCAATTACT